TGGCATTGATCCTGATCCTGAGTTATATGAAGACATCAAAATATCTTTATTCATTATCACAGCGGTTATGCGCTATCACAGAACGCAGGATTTGGCGTCATTGATGAATTACATGAAAAGCAACACATACACTCGCAGCGGCTTTCTCTCAATGTTTTCAAAACAATGGACCAAATTTAAATTTAGCATGCGCACCATTATCATGACCATACCTAATTACGCTAATGGTTTTACCGACATCAATGAGAGATTCATATATGATATCACCATTAAAATGCCAAAGGATCTCATTTGCTCTAGTTTTATTGTTTTTGAACGCTTCGCTGTGTTTCCAAAACGCGTCAAATACTATAACCTTAGCAACGTTAGCGCCACCACCAACGACACCACATCTAATCACCATGATAGTTATCCAATCGAAACAACAGATCTATCATCAGACGATACAAGACAACACGCCCCTCTTACACCATCTGCACCACCTGCGGCATCTATCGTTGTCCAACCACCAGTCACCGACATTAAACAACTTCTTAGACCGAACGGTAAAGACACTCACACTGCTGGTTCACCCAGCTTACCTTCAATGACTTCACCACCTTTTAAAACAAATATATTATGTGAGAAAATAATGCACAATCCTGCTGGTGACGGACTTTGCGGGTTACATTGTCTTCAATACAGAAGAACCACCAAAATCGTTGTACCAAAAAATTACACTAGCGGCGGTGTTACATCAGCCATGCCAACAAGTTGGTTCAACGATGAACATTTATTTTACATAGCTAAACATAATAAAATTAATATCCGTATACACATATTCGGCGTAATAACTCATACCAACATTTTCGGTGACGGTCCATACCTTAACATCAATTTAGACAATCAACATTGGACCATTGTCGAATGCCATTGTAAACCAGGTCGCGCCTACATTGGCGATTATCAAGATATACCTGAAGATGCCAAATATATATATGTTAATTGCGCCAACAACATGTTACAAGATGGTGCCGGACAAGCTTTAGCATTCGCCAATAAATTTCCTAATTACAGCGCAAAAATAAGTAAACCCATTCAAAATTTCCATACTATAATTCATAAAGGTTATACTTGCGCATTAGTTGTTGCTTATAATAACCGAGGTAAACCCGATCTACATGCTACTAACGCCAGGTTGAATGAAATATTCGGCAAACTTAAAGCATTATCTGATTCAACCAATAAAACAGTTCTTTTACCACTCGTCGGTACCGCATTATATGGTGGTAACGTTTGCTGCTTTAAAACCACATTAGCCAGATACAAATTTAAACACATTCTCACTTTTTTGAGTGCCGAGCAAGAAAGAAAATACCATGACATCAAATGTTGTAAACATGGCGGTTATATACCGCTCACTCATGCCAACGAAACCAACATCGTACATAACGAAGATCTTACCGATTATTCAAAATTGATGGAGAGAACTTACGATAAAAATAGAATGCGCTACAAACTCGCTGACGTCCTCTATGCTTGCGATTACCGTCATAAGTCCACCATATATGACCTTAGTTGTGCGCCAGGCACGTGGCTAGAATTTTACAATGAGCTTCGCAAAGCTGACGAAAGTTTACCACGTTACGAAGCTTTTTCATATAACGGAATAGGCTGTTTAAAACTATATGACCATCTTAAAACATTTATAATTTCATCATATAATAACATTGATAACCTTTTACTTAACACCATTTTCAACCTTAATTCATTGTTCATTTTTGATTACATGCCGAGCATCGGCGTTTTACGTTCACTTATTCTTTTGTCAGTCCAATATAAAAGCGTAGTATTGTTCAAATTAGATCATTACGATGATACTGACTTTACCAACAAATTGAATTTAATTAATACTTCACCAGTTAACCTTAAGACTATAGTCAGCGAATTTTCAAATATCAAATCCAGTGAAGTTTATTACATCATCAGCCCTGGTGAGACAGATATCGACGAACAAGATTTCAATACTTGTGACGTAATTGGCGCAAAACAATTTTTTATGCGCGAAGCGTTACTTGAACCGTTACAACCCATCAAATGTGATCGAATTTTTGAAAACAAGCCCATCGACCGGTCGATACTCGAGCCATCCTTACCGACATCTCATAAGGTTAAATTTTCTTTAGACAAACCTGAATACAAATTGGAAGATTTACCGGAAGAAAACGAATCCGACATCGACGCTTTAAGCGAAGAAGTTCAATCCATGGCCATCGACACATATCAAGAAACCGAAGATAATGGAAACAAAGAAAAATTGTCTGCATCTATGGAAGATTTCATGCTCGAATATGAAAAAGAACTTGAAAAAGAAGAAGCAAAACAAAAGAGCATTTTACGCAGACCCGTCAAACGCGCAAAAATCGAAGAGTACCTTACTTACGATTTTGACAACTATTCTTCAGAATCACCTCCATCTAAGGAAACCAAATTTAACGACATTCAAATCGATTTACCTAAAGGCGAAAGATTCGATGATTCACCAAAAATCAACCCCATATCACCATCACCTATGGACACATCGTCATCATCTGAACCCATCAATATTTCTGAAAGACCATTAGGTAACACGTTAACATCAGAAAAAGAAAAGAAAACAGACGAACCAATTAAAAACTTTAAATGCAAATGCAAACATAATTGGACACATCGTATAAATTGCGATGCCACCTTTCAGTTTAAACCAAAACCCGACGATTTAATCAACGAGATCATTTCTTCCTTTAAGAAAATGGTGGAGCTTAGTGAAGAAGACGCACTTAAATTGACCAAAACCATCAGCAATTGTTCCAACCAGATTGTTTTACCTTGTTGCAACGGTATTGCCGGCGGCAGAAAATCTCGCACTTTTCTAGAAAATATGTGTCCCAAATGTTCTGTCATCATCGCACCATTTAATAACGTCATAGCCGATATTAAAGACCAGACTGCCTTAACACATCAAGTGTTTGTTAAATCGTTACTATCTGGTCGTTCTTTTGATTATATAATATTAGACGAAGTGTTCGCCATACAGCCCATTTATATCAGCATCATATCTAGCCTTGCAATTCAAAACAATCCTAAAGTCAAAATATTCGGCTTAGGTGATAGCGAACAAATAACAGATCGCGATTATCAAGCACATGGTTCTTTATTCTCAGTTAAATATAAACCTGGAATGAGTTATGAGACAGTCACACACAGGTCACCCATTTGCGTAGTTGAATTGCTTCAGAATTACATACCAGGTTGCACAACAACATCGAAAGAGCAAGGTTCTATCACCCTTGAAGGTGTAGATACCTTAAAATTGGTACAACAAGAAAAGAATTCTGTGTTATTGTGTGCCACACAAAAAATGAAAAATTTTTTACAAATTGAACATAAATGCAAAGTCCAAACAATCAATGCAATGCAAGGCAACACCAGACATACCGTACACATTTATACACCAGATATTAGCAGCATAACTCAAGATCAAGTCAAATATGTTTACACCGCTATGAGTCGTGCTACCCATCGTATAATTCTACACGGACCTGAGTCCGACAACAAAAAATTTTTAACAATATTATCTAGCCCAATGGAAAGAGCATTACAAAAATTTGGTATTAACGTACATTCTACATCGTATATTGAAACCAAAGTTGACAAGAAACCTATCCATCAATTGCTTGTCACACCCGAATGCACCATTGTGCAACAAAGTGACGTTGAATCGATATTCGACCGTGTCATGTTACCAACCAATGACAACAGCAGCAATGTCATAGCATACAAAACAGATGTTATACCGCAAGTCATCAGCAAAGAAAGATTCAAATTGTCACCCAGCATGATGAACAGCAACGATATTAGCCTCAAAGGAAGAAAGTTCGCAACAAAAAATTACCTTTTACATTACCATCCTAAAGATCATACTAGATTAGTTTCAACTGTCGTCGGCAGATATGCTGACGAGAAAAGACACGTTGATTCCCAAATGATTGAACTTTACACCAAAGGTCTCGACAAATTCATGCGTAAAGATTGGAAGAAATTTATTTCACACAAGAGAGAAGGTGAGTCAGAAATGATGCATCTTACTGCCTATTTAACCGAATTGCAAAAGAAATATCCCAAAGACGCAGATTTTGCACTACTTAATTCTATCATACTCGGCGAAGACATCGTA